TTTCTGTATTTTGTGCTCTTTCAATTACATCACCAAGTTTACTCACGAACGACCTCCCCAACTAATATCAGGATATGCTTCTGCAACAATTTCCTTTGTAATCTTATACTTTGTTTGAAGTTTTTTATCTTTAGTGAGAATAAGAATCTCTGCTTCAAGTGGATGAAGTCCTTGAAGAACATTGATAAACATAGTTTCTCTACGAAGAGAACTTAGTCCATCATTTCCACCTTTTACAAAATTGTAAAACCTCTCATATTCTTTACGAATTGAAGATCTTCCTTGGTCTTGGGATCCCAATGAATTAGAACCAAGTTCACCCATTTTTCCTACAGCATCAGAAATTTTTTCACTCAGAGTTCCCTTGAATGAATCCATTTCATCTACAGCGGCGTAAGGAACATCACCAGGAGGAAGTGCTGACAACACCGATTCATCAAAATTCCAAATGAATAGTGCTTTAAGTGAAGGATGCTCAAATTTTTTCAACGCTTCAATTTTTTTAGCATTAGTCCTTTGCTTTACGACAATATTCAGAATCTCAAAAACAAAAGGATTTGCAGGAAGATCAGGAATTGATGCTTCTACTACTTTTGGTTTTTCTACAGTCTTTTTTGTAGTCGTTTTTGCTTTTGTAGTCGTGGTCATAGTTTTACAAGATATTGAATACTATTAGTGGTATTTATTTTATTATTATTCCTCGTCTTCTGCGTCTTCCATTTCATAATCATCAAAGTATCCTTGCTCGAATCTAACGGATACAATCTCTTCATCAATGAGGTCACCGTCTTTATTATAAAACTCAGGATGATATGCAATTTGTTTTGGACCTTCCTGATGAGTCATCATATATTCGCGGGCGACCCAACCTGTTATAAGTCCCACTATAAGAAACAATATGGTTAAAAAGGAACCTAAGACTAAACTAACTGCTAACATTTCTTTTTCTCCGGGAAACTACTTTTTCTTCCTTGACTTAAAGGAAAATTCAAAATAGATAGTTACTTCCCGATTCAGAAAGCAAACTATCTTCTCAAATATGAGATGGAATGGTTGAGTCTGCTTTCTTTTTCCCCCATTAAGAATTAAATCAACTCCACGATTCTTGTGGTTGAAGTTATTTATGTTACTATCAGACAATTTGCTTTTCTTTCAGATATTTAACGGTGTCATTGCATCCACCTAGTTTTTGATCATCACAAAGAACCTGTGGAAATGTGGATCCTTCACCAAATTCTGAATAAAATTCATCTTTAGTGAAGTGTTCATCGAGATTATACACCACAAAGTTGCTTCCAGTCAACTCCAGGACTTGTTTTACTTTGTAGCAAAAAGGGCAATCATCTTTAGAATATACGGTAAAGTTCATATTTTTATAAGATTTTATATTAATTTATATAATATTCTTTTTATTCTAGTTTCTAGTTGTAATTCTTCTTCATCTGGTTTGTATTCCTTTTTAATACCTCCGTGTGTTGAAAATATTTTAACATCTTTTACCCCCTTACTCATAGCCTTAATATTTCTCGGGTCATCATCAGAAAATCCTATCATAGGAACAAATTTATTTCTTATTTCGTTTTCTATTTTTTTAGATAATCTTAAGTTTAATTTTTCAGCTTGACCTTGAACATATTGTTTGAATCTATTCATTGTTGTAATTTTAGCTACTTCAGGATTTGTTGCTGACCCTTCCCCATAAGAAACAGGATAATACCTATTCATTTTTAGGTACTTCATTATTTCAGTTTCTTTATCAGCTGGATTTTCACCAGAGTTAATTCTCATTTCTTTTAATGAATCATATAGAGAATCAGAATCAATTCCACCTCTATTTGAATCTATAAGTTTTTTAACCCCCATCATTAGTGTTGATGGTCTATGTCCTCTTGCAGTAATAATTGCAAACAACGAACCATTATTAATTGCTTCTACAAAATCAGGCCATGCAGCATCATTAGCTAATTCAGCACTCATTACATCCTTTAAGAATTTACCATCCCCAGTAACTCTAAAATCTCTGAATGGGTCTGGTGCAAAATTTACGATAGTAAAACCCTCATATTCAAAAGGTTCTTTTCCTATCTGAGTTCTATATTCAGCAAAATCCTCAGTTCCCATACCAACTTCTTCTCCATCATCATCTAATAAGTAGATTTTTGTTGGCATATACATTAAGTTATCATCCCAATCAAAAGCATAATACTTCATTGGGATTTCTCTTTCTTCAAATTCTCTAAGTAATTTAATAATTGTATTTCTCATACTAATAAATATGTCTTAATTAAAAAAAGGAAGATGGTTTATTATCTTCCTTTTGTTCAATTTATCGTAATGATAGCTCAAATTTTAACGAACCACAATCCCAAATTCTATCATAACCTTTTAGTTTCATAATTTCCCACTCTGTCATATTTTTATCATAACCCTCCTTAACAAGTACATCCTTTCTAAACACAAATCTATGATGTCTATTTAGATATTTATCAGTTTTAATATACCAATAATTTGGTGGTGTTTTTGATGTATATTGAAAACCATTTTTGTGATAAACTGTGTTGTTTGGATTAATACCCGACCATCTGATATCTGCAAAAGTTTCTATTTTATGTGGATTGATGTTATTGATAAAATATTTTAACAATTTAGAGAATCCTCCAACAATTGTAGTGAACTTTTTATTACTAAATCGGATTAATTCATATTCGTCAGAAATGATATCTTTATTACCTAACGATTTTCTTTTTTTTCCAAAAGTCATTACAGATACTAATTCATTTTCAAAAAAAAGACCATATCTAAATTTATCAATAGTATAACCTTGTAAATGATTTTCATTCAAAAATTCCATAGATTGTTTTTTTGTGATTTCTTGAGCATTACATTTTCTACCATAAATTTTACTATTTAAATTCAATTTACTCGATAACTTAGATAATACGATATCTGTTTTTAACATAATTTCATCTTCATAGAATTGAATCAAATTAATATTTTTATCATTCGAAAGAATCGTTTTGTCAATATGATATAATTTTGTCTTTTCTCCACTTATTTCAGAATGAAAATAATTACCATTTACCTCAATTCCAAGATTGAAATCGGGTAAAAAAATATCAATTTCTTTACCATTTAATATTTTTCTGTCGGCATCAATATGTTTTATATTATTCGTATTTAAAAAATCTTTAATTTTTTGTTCTAAGTTGGAATTTTTGGTAATTGGGTAACATTTTCTACAGATTGGTATTTTACCACTACCTAATAATGTACTACTAAAAATGTTTTCACATTTAGTACACTCGAAAGTATAAGATTGTGAGGTATTACCATTTTTATTTTGTTTATAATCATCTAATAACTTCAAATTTTGTTCATCTAATTTGGGGAGTAGTTTGTCTAAATGTTTTATTTTAATTGTGTTTTTTAATTTATCCACAAATTCTTGTAAATACATAGGACTCTTAACTCCATACTTCTCTATGAAAAGTTTATCTCTATTTTTTTTAAACTCATCTAATTTGAATAAAGAATCCTCACCATACTTTTCATATAACACTTGTTTCGACTTGTTAATTCTATTTTCTTTATTGACCTCTTTTTTATTCCAAATTGTTCTACATTCATTGGAACAAAGTTTTCTTTCGTGTTTTTTTCTTTCTGTAAAACTATTACCACATTGGATACAAGTTCTGTTTTCCCTCACGCTTTCATCTTTCTCCTTACCAAGTATCTTATTTTTTTTAGCATACTCAAAATAACAAGTTCTATCACAGAATTTTTTATCTCTATGTTTATAATCTGTAACAAACATATTCGTACAATTCATACATTTTAATTCAATTTTCATAGGTAAATTATTTTTTAATGTAACAAACACCAATCTACATATAAATATAGGATATTTAATTAAAAAACAAAAACCCTCCTTTAAATCAAGGAGGGTTAATTTTTTGTGGTATTAAAATATATTAAATATTCTCAAACGAAGCACCTGTTGGGGTGATATAGAAAGTAATATCTATAAATTCTAACGAACGAGTTGGTTTAATATATATTTTACCTGTCAATTGGTTTCTATCCAAATCTGCAGGGTCTGAAGAAACCGTTACACGGAAATCATACAAACCTCTATCTCTTCTGATAGCATCTAATATTGGATTGACAGCATCTAAGAAATCTTGTCTTACTTTTTCGTCATTTTGTTCGAACAACAATCTAACTGAAACTGCAGATATAAGTTTTCTTGCTTGTAATAACAATCTTCTTACGTTGATTCTATCAAGAGCAGATTCTCTAATTTGCATAGTTTTGTTACCCCAAATAACTGTTCCTACATCAGAGAAAGTTGCGATTGGATTAATTCTACCTTTGTATAGAGTATCTCTTTCTTCTTGTGTAAGTTTTCTTCTCGCTTTGATT